ATGGCGTAACAGCAACAACAGCAGAATTAAACATTCTTGATGGTGTAACTGCTACTGCATCAGAGATTAATCTTCTTGACGGAGTAACTGCAACAACTGCAGAACTCAATCTTCTTGCTGGAGTAACTGCAACAACAACAGAACTTAACTATGTTGATGGAGTAACATCTGGTATTCAGGGTCAACTTGATGACAAGGCACCACTTGAATCCCCATCACTAACTGGAACTCCGTTGGCTCCAACAGCAACACCAGGAACAAACAATACTCAAATTGCAACAACAGCATACGCTGATGCAGCAGTAGCAGCAATTGTAGACGGTGCACCAGCACTTCTTAATACTCTTAATGAGTTAGCAGCAGCAATTAACGATGATGAAAACTTCGCTTCAACACTTACTACATTAGCAGGAGAAAAGGTAGCCAAGTCTGGAGATACAATGACTGGGCTTCTTGTCCTTTCAGCAGATCCATCAGCAGAACTTGGAGCAGCAACAAAGCAATATGTTGACCAAGCAGAAGCAGATGCAATTTCAACAGCAGAGGCTTACACAGATACTCGTGAAGGAGCAATTACAACTGCTTACGAAGCATACGCTGACACAGCAGAGCAAGATGCTAAAGACTACGCAGATGACTTGATCAATGATGCATCAAACCTTACAACAGAGGTTTGGTCAGCATACAAGACAGGCACAGAAATTGGTCTTGCACAGCAAGCAGCAATCGATCACGCAGACGCACTTGATACAGATGATATTGAAGAAGGATCGGCACAGTACTTCACAGATACTCGTGCTAAGATTTCAGCAGCACAACTTCTAACTGGTGCAACACTTGATAATATTACTATTACAGGTGATGAAAACGGTCTTACAATTACCGCAGAAAACGGTGTAGCAGACTCGACAACTGATGATCTTGATGAAGGAACAACAAATAAGTACTTCACAGATGTTCGTGCAGTAGATGCTCTTGAAGCAGTTGTTCCAAACTTTACAGCAGTTGAGATTAACTCAGTTGCTAAGCAGGTTGCATCAACAGTTTCGGTAGCAACTGCAAGCCAGGTAACAGCCTATGAGTTCCTTGGAACAGAATATCGTTCAGCAAAGTTCTTAGTAAAGACAGCACAAGGCTCACACACAGATGTTGCAGAAGTTCTCCTAACCATGGACTCTTCAAACAATATCTCAATCACAGAATATGCAATGGTTGGAACTAACGGTTCCCTAATGACAATAACAGCAGATTATGTTGAAGTTGGCACCACTGTAAGACTTCGTGTAACAACAGCGAACAACACTTCAGTTGTAACAGTTGTTGGAACATTGCTTGCGTAATAAAAAATAAAAATAGTTGGAAGAAGGAGTAGTAAATGACAACAGTCGACAAAGACTTCAAGGTCAAGAATGGGTTAGTCGTAGCAAACGGCGGTACATTCGGAAATGCAGTAACAGTAGGAGCACCAACTCTTGCAGGACATGCAGCAACTAAGGAGTATGTTGATTCTTTAACAGGATCTATGGCTGTAGGCTCAACTGCTCCTTCTTCACCAACTAATGGAACACAGTGGTTAGACACTCTAACAAACAGAGTTAATTTCTATTACAATGGAGCATGGTATACCCAGGCAACTATTGATGATACAAATAACTTACCACAGCACATTCACGATACCGCAATTGATGGAACTGGTTTCATAGTATCTCAGTTCTATGAAGGTGGATCATTCAACAGCCCATTGGGTGTAGGTTTGGATGCAGGTGGACCAGACTCAACAGTTTGGACAGTTGTATTCGATGGCGGCAGTGTAGTAGATAACTTCAATTAAAACAGGGGTTATAATAAGATAAGTTAATGGGCAGCCCCCATAAGGAGATATAAATGGCAACAAGAATGCAACAGCGCAGAGGTACTGCAGCACAATGGACGGCTGCAAACCCAGTATTAGCAGCAGGCGAGATCGGATTTGAAACCGATACAAGTAAGTTTAAAATGGGTAATGGCTCCTCAGCATGGGCAGCATTAACATATTTTACTAACGCAACAGAACTTAATGCAGCAATTTCCAACCTTATAGATGCTGCTCCAGGAACGCTAGACACCCTTAATGAATTGGCAGCAGCAATCGGTGATGACCCAGCATTCTTTACTAATATTGCAGCCAGCATTGCAGGATCTATCAACCAGCACAATGGGACAACAAATGTTCATGGAATTGTAAACACTGCCCTACTTGCAACTACAACAAATGTTTCTACAGCACAAACAGCAGCAGAGACTTTTGCTGGAAATGCAGTAACAACACATAACTCAGATATATCAGATGTTCATGGTATTGCTAATACAGCAGATCTTGCTACAAAGAATTATGCTGACTCAGCAGTGTCAACACACCAATCAGATTCAACAGAAGTTCATGGAATCGCAGACACTGCAGCACTCGCAACAAAGACTTATGCTGACACAGCAGTTCAAACACATGACAACGATGTAGAAAATGTTCACGGTATTGCTAACACCGCAGATCTTGCAACAAAAAATTATGCAGATACAGCGGTATCAACACACTCAGATGACACATTAGGTGTTCATGGAATTACAAACACCGCAGACCTTGCTACAAAAACATATGCAGATACAGCAGTGTCAACACATGCTGCACTTACAGAAAATATCCATGGAATTTCAAATACAGCAAACCTTGCCTATGTTGTAGACATTACAGATCATAATAGTGAGACACTAAATGTTCATGGAATTTCAAACACAGGAAACCTTGCTTACCTTTCAGACTTAACAGATCACAATAATGAGACACTAAATGTCCATGGAATTGCAAATACTACACTTCTTGCAACCCAAGATTATGTTGATACAGCAGTTGGCAACTCAGCAGTAGATCAATCACTCCTTGCTGGTGTTGGACTTGATTACAACTCCGCAACAAATGCTTTTGATATTGACTCAACAGTAGCAACAACAACATATGTGGGAACTGAGATTGGTACACACAACTCTGATACTACAAGCGTTCACGGCATTGCTGACACAGCAGCACTTGCTACAAAGGTATATGCAGACGCTGCAGTTACAACACACAATAATGACACAACAAATGTTCACGGTATTGCAGACACATCATTACTTGCAACAACAGCAGATGTAGCAGCAGTAACAAAGACTACTCTAGGCCTTGGAAATGTTGATAATACAGCAGATACATCAAAGCCAGTATCTACTGCACAGTCACAAGCAATCGCAACTGCAAAGGCAGAAGCAATCGCAGATGCAACAGCACAAGTTAATGCACTATTAACAGGAGCACCAGCAGCCCTTAACACACTTGATGAACTTGCTGCAGCACTTGGAGATGACGAAAACTTTGCAGCAACAGTAACAACTAACCTTGGATTAAAGGTAGATTCTTTAACCCCAATTTCACAAAAGACAGCATCATACACACTTTCATCACTAACTGAAAGAGACGACCTAATTGAAATGGGTTCAGCATCACCAATTACCCTTACAATTCCAACAGATGCAACACTAAACTTCCCAATTGGAACTTCAATTGATATTCTCCAAACTGGAGCGGGACAAGTAACAATTGCCCCAGTATCAGGAACAGTTACAGTTAATGCAACACCTGGCTTGAAACTTCGTACAACTTGGTCATCTGCAACTCTCCTTAAAAGAGCAGCAAATACATGGGTTGTCTTTGGCGACTTGACAGCGTAATACAAAATTCAATAAGAAATTAGGAGATTAAAAATGGCATCAGGTAAGAGAATAGGTAAGAAGTCCCAAGCGTCAAATGACTTTTTGGAGCCATTAGCACCAATCAATGTTGTTGGAACAGACCTTGGAACAGGTAGAGCATTTAATGATGCTGCAGTATCTGTATCTTTTTCTTTACCAGCCCTTTCCCCTAATGCAACATCCTTTACAGTAACAGCAAGCACAGGACAAACAGCAACTGGAGCATCTTCTCCTTTAACTGTAACTGGTATTTCCTCATCAGCAACACCAACATTTACAGTAACAGCGACTAACGCTGCAGGAACTTCAGCATCCTCTGCTGCTTCTGCTGGAGTATTAGCAACAACTGTACCACAAGCACCTACTGCTTCAGCAGCAAATGTTGGAACAGGACGGGCTTTTGGAAATGGCGCAGCAACAATTACAGCATCTTCTGTAAACGGAGGAAAAACAGTATCTTCATACAATGCTTCTTCAGTATCTGGAGCATCACCACTAACAGTACAATCTCTTACAGGTGGAACTACTTATACATTTAGCGTAACTGCTACAAATGCCAACGGAACATCTACTGCAACAACAACAAACGCCATAACAGCAACAACAGTTCCAGCAACTCCATCTGCCCCAACAGCAACAGCAGGAGTAGACAAGGATACAGTTTCTTGGACAGCCCCATCAAATGGAGGAAGTGCAATTACTTCTTATGTTTGGGCAGCATCAGATGGTAAGACCAATTCAACAGGAGCAACATCTGTAGAAGTTACCCAAGAAGCAAATACTGCACAGACCTATACTGTTCGTGCAATAAACGCTAACGGAACATCTGGAACATCTGCTGAATCTACTAGCGTAACTACTATTGCTCCATTCTTCCCATTCTTTCCATTCTTCCCGCCATTTTTCCCTCCATTCTTCCCGCCATTTTTCCCATTCTTCCCACCTTTCTTCCCATTCTTCCCACCTTTCTTCCCATTCTTCCCACCGTTCTTCCCACCGTTCTTCCCATTCTTCCCTCCATTCTTCCCATTCTTCCCACCATTCTTCCCATTCTTCCCACCGTTCTTCCCACCATTCTTCCCATTCTTCCCACCGTTCTTCCCGTTCTTCCCACCGTTCTTCCCGTTCTTCCCATTCTTCCCACCATTCTTCCCGTTCTTCCCACCGTTCTTCCCATTCTTCCCACACTTCACAGGTGGCGGTGGCGGTTGCGGACCAGCATGTTATAGACCATGGTGGAACTGCCCATCAACAGCACCATGCTGTGGAAACTGCTTCTACTAATGAACATGCTATACTATAATAAAAGGAGATACACTTTATGTACGTTATATTAACAAAAAATGGTGACAACACCTGGGACGCAATAGATCAAATAGATCCTTATTCCCTAGCAGATACAAGTGTTATAGATGCAGCATTTGATGCTGGTCTTCCAGTTATTGGTATGAATGCATCGCTACACAAAACCTCTGCAACAAGAGGGGCAGTATGGGACGGAAATTCATTTGTTGGAGAAAACCTTAATATAGCGGTAGATCAGGAATATTTAGATGGAATTAATAGATATGTATTCTTATCTGACAATAAAGTTGTATTTTCAATTACGGCTGCAAAAGATTCTTCTAACATAGAAATGATTGACGCAGCCTTTGATGGAGAAACAATATTAGTAAAAACTGAAACTGAACCAATTGATAAGGTTGGAAAAACCTTTAATTGGGACGGAACAAACCTTACTCTAGTTGAATAAAATAAAAAATCTTAATAATATATGTCTAAAGCAAAAGAGTTACCACTCAATGTTTTAGGCATATTTTTATAGGTATATGTTATAATGGTTATAACAAAGAAAGGTAGTTTCCATGAGCGCATATGATGAAAACTCAAACCACTGGTTTACAAAAGATAGATCAGAGACAGCATCAAATAGAATTCCAACAAGACAAATGAATCAGACCGTTAGTGTTGAAAACCTCGGTTTGGGCTTACATGTATATCATGACACGTTTTCTTTAGAAGACGCAAACAGATACATAGGAGTTCTTGAATCCAACTTATCTCATGGAGGTAAATACAAATGGTCAGAAGCCCAAGTAACAAACTCAACAACACCAATTAAAAAAGCAAGAGATTGTGTAGATTTTAAATATAAGCAAGAAAATCTAGGGCCAAAAGATGAGCATAATGCAGAACTAATTGATCTTCATGAAGAAATATATCAAAAGTTAAAAATGTGTATAGATGATTATGCACAATATTGGGGAATCAATGTTGTATATTATGAAGCATTCAACTTTGTTAAGTATGAAGGAGAAGGAACTCATTTTAATATTCATGCTGACCATGGACCAGCATATAACTGCACTGTCTCTGCTGTAATCTATATTAATGATGACTACGAAGGCGGAGACTTAAAGTTTCCAAGATTAGATAATTTGGTATATAAGCCAAGAGTAGGAGATATTGCCGTATTTCCTTCAAACTATATTTATGAGCATGCGTCACTTCCAATGAAGTCAGGCACAAAATATTGTGTAGTCATTATGACAGATATTAATGAACTGAGTCACTAATGAGTGATGAAAAATACAATATAGCAACCTTTAGATCATTCAGAGCATGGCTAAACAAAGACAGCAAATCTGTACCAACTTCAACTCAAAATGAAATTCCAGAATGGTATAAAGATGCTGACAGATTTGCAAAAATGCCAAATGGAGAATACTATAAAGCACCCAAAGGAACTTGTCCTTTTCCTAAAGAAGGAACCGATGATGATTATGGAAGAATTCCTACCTGGAAAGCCTGTCCAGCGATACTTGATGCTTTTATAACTGGATATGTTTTAAAAACTCCATGTGACTTAGAGTTTTTTAAAAATGCTCAGGGCACAATTGATGTCAAAATTAGTGATCCAAAATATAAAGACTTTGTTACAAAAAGACCGCCAATGCCACAGTTTGAACATCCAAAGGGGTTTTACCAACACCATTTTGCATGGTACCCAGACTGGGAAGTCTCTCTTCCAGAAGGCTATAGTGCTTTGTTTATGACTCCTATGAATAGATTTGATTTGCCATTCCTAAATACTTCTGGAATTATTGATAGTGATAAAGTTTCTATACCAGGAACTTTTCCATTTTTCGTTGCCGAAGGTTGGGAAGGCTTGATACCAGCAGGAACGCCATACATGCAGTTTCTTCCTTTTAAAAGAGAAAACTGGGATCATGAAATAGAAATATTGGATCAGGTTACAATTTATGATAGAATGGTTACTAATATGAAAACTTATAGACAGCCAGACGGCGGGGTATATAAGAACAAAGTTTGGTCAAGAAGAGAATATAGATAAGGAATACATAATGCAAACATGGACAGATAAGCAAGACCTTGGCAATGGAATCTTTTGCTACAAGGGTGTAATCAAAAAAGAAATTGATGTTATTAATAGACTAGAGTCTAATCTTAAGCCTGTAGGAGATACCACAGGATATGCTTGGCTACCTGCGTATGTGGGCTACAAGCAGTTAATGCCAGATTATAGAGATTGTAATGATTTTAAGTTTAAGAAAACAGATATAGAGTATGATAAAAGCCCCACAAGTTTAAAACTTCAGGAACTGTGGCAAGATGTATACGACGCACAGGCACCAGCAGTTGAAGACTATTGCAAGATCCACAACATTCATGAACTAAAGTACTGGGAAGCGTTTAACTTTATTAAGTATGGACCAGGCCAGCACTTCCAAGAGCACCACGATCACGGCTTCTCATACAACTGTACAGTGTCTCTTGTTGCTTATGTAAATGATGATTACGATGGTGGAGAACTAAACTTTAGATTACAAGGTTTGACTGTAAAGCCAGAGGCTGGAGATCTATTTATATTCCCTTCAACATTCATGTATCCTCATCGTGCAATGCCAGTACATTCAGGAACAAAATACTCTATTGTTACTATGCTTGACTACAATAAAAAGTTCCACACTCCAGAAATGTATGTTGCGGATACAGACTAATGTATAACATCTTAGTAGAAAAGGCTCCAGGTTGCATATTTGAAATTAATCCTATGTCTATTAAAAGAGACTGGATGGACGCTACTTCAGAAAATCATGCCTACAGATGCTTTCCAGTAACGCAAGCAAACGTAGTTGGATATAGCCTTTCCTGCAAAGAAGACATAGAGTTTGAGTGGGACGGAATAAACGATCAAACTCCTGATCGTGTTAAAATATTTAGTCCAGAAAGAGCGTATTCTGGTAGAGGACAATCATCAATAAGTATGGACACTGGATTGATATTTAGAACAGACACTGACGTTAGCATGTTTGCTATAAATCCAGTAAACTATTTTAGTGATGAGTTTGAGACAATGTCTTCACTAATTAGCACATCTTTCTATGACAACCCTTTCCCTTTAGCACTTAAGGCAAAGACAGCAAATAAAAGAATAGTCATTAAAGCAGGAACTCCAGTTGCAACAATTATTCCAATATCTTTGACACAACTAAATAACACAGTTATAAAAATGGTTGACTATAAAGATGAGGACAGAAAAAGGGTAGAAGCAAACATCTCATATGGTGAAGCAGCCCAAGTTCTAAACTCTACTGGAGAATGGACTGACTGGTATAGAAATGCTGTTAACGAAAAGCAAGAGTCTCTAGGGTCTCATGAAGTAAAGACTTTAAAACTTATTGTAGAAGATCAAACAACTCAGGGCAGATCATGAATGAATTAAATCCAACACACTCTGATATAGTTAATGACTACATCAAAAGTTCTAAAGAAGGAAAGGTTGGTCATTACATGATAACTGTTTCAAGAGATGGAGAGTCTCCTGTAAGATCTATTATATCCTTTGATAATCTAGAGCAGGCCTTAGAGGGTTATGAAATGTATCAAGATGCTGGTTTTGCAAAAGACTACCTCACAGTTTCTATGTATGAGCCATCTGGGAAAATCAATACAAAAGTTTTAAAAAGAAACCACGCAGGAGATCCATCATTTGTAAGGCAAAACTATATTGATACAGTCGAAGCATTGCATTCTTTGAAGGATAAGTTAGACAAGAAAGACTATGAGGATGTCTGTATTAAGATTGTTACTTCTTTTGCAAAAGATAATTGGAGATTCAACACAGAAAGATTCTTAAAACAACTAGAGATAGAGAGGACATTGTAGGGAAAAACCCTATGATATAATTCAATTATGGACAAAATGGATGCTTCTGTTGTAATTAGAAAACCGTCACTAACGCCATCTGGCTGGTTTGGTAATGGTAAAGAGATGATTGTTGAGTTAGAAAATTTTATGACTCAAGAAGAAATAGAGTTTTTAGAGAAGGCTGCAAAGTCTTTGACAATCTGGGATGTAACTCAAAGCCACGTTAACGAAAACGGAACAGTTGTATATGACTCTGAGTACTGGAAAGATCGAGTAGCCACTAGCCCAACTTTAGATAAAAATGATCCAACAATCGCTCCAGTAATCGCAGGCCTGTTTCAAAGGCTTAAGCCAATCGTTGAAGAGTTCTATAAGGTAAAGGTTACCCCTACTGGGACAACTATCGTCAGATGGCTTCCAGGCCAGTTTCAGAACCCTCACGCAGACAAGGAACTGCACGAAGGGCCAGATGCTGGACTTCCAAATGATTTTCCAAACTATGATCTTTCAAGCCTATTTTATTTAAATGAGGACTATGAAGGTGGAGAGTTATACTTCCCATTACAGGGTGTACAGTTTAAACCTAAAAAGGGAGCAGCGTATTTTTTCCCAGGGGATATGAATTATGTCCACGGAGTAACAGAGATTAAGAGTGGTATTAGATACACATGTCCATTCTTCTGGGAGATAACAGAGCACACAGGAGACAGAAAACCATGACAGAAAAACTCCTAGAGCATATTGAACTTTATCCAAAGATATTTGTATACAAGAATCTTTTTAAGGATATCACTAAGACACTTGAGATATTAAAAGACGAAAGCGAAGATGCTATTTTTAGTCCTTGGACAAAGTGGTCTCACTTCGGAGAGTACATGAATCCATTGTTTAAAGATTATCCACACACTATGAGTATTGAAGAAATTAGGAAGATAAAAACAAATACAGAAAAAGAAGAAGCACAAAAAGTTGCAGTGCTAGAAGTCTTTGAAAACTTTCATTTAGCCACACAAGATTACATACTTAAGAATAATGTTGATTTTGATAAAGAAAAAATCTTAGTAAATCGTGAAGGAGAATCTTTTAATCAGTGGACAACTAATGGCCCAGCAATAGCAAGATATAAAACAGATATAGAAGACCCATTAGCAATGGCCTATCACTCTGATTTTATTAGAGAGCCAATTGTCAGCCCAGGATATAAGTTTGGAATTACTGCTTTAACATACTTTAATGATGATTATACTGGTGGAGAGATTGACTTTATTGTTGATGGAGAAGCCTATATGTATAAGCCAGAAGCAGGAGACTACTTGATATTTCCTTCTGGTCATCCAGACATACTAACAAAAGAAGGTCAAGTATATCTTCATGGAGTCATGCCAGCCAAAGGAGAAAAGAAGTATATCTCCAGAATGTACTGGATGAAGTATGAGATTGGTGATGATGAGTGGTTTGAAAAAGAGGCTGAGTTTGGAAAAGATGTTTGGAAAGAAATGCAGCCAGATATTATGCAAAAGTTTAGAGATGCCCATCCTAATAAAATGAATGCCGATAAAGAAAAGAGAATAAAATGAACCTAGAAAACAAGAAAAGAATTACAAAAGATATTGTAGTTTATGAAAACTTTATTGACGAAGAAACTTGTCAAAAAATGATAGAAGCGTTAGACGCTCAGGCAAACAACGGAAAAATCTCTTGGATGCCTATATCATTCTATGAGTCATATTCCTCTGTTCTTCCACAAGATAATGATCAGGAAGTCCTGGATGCTGGATTAGAGCCAACAATCTTTTCAGATATTGAAAGCAAGATGCCAGAAGCAATTGCCTCAGTGCATGATTTAGATCCAAAAATAATTTCTAAGATTGGTTACCACACACAAAAGTGGGAACCTGGAGCATATGCAAGAATTCATTCAGATAATACTGACGAGAAAGGAAACTCTGGGGCATTTACAAGAAGTAGGTATGCAGGATTTCTTTATCTAAACGATAACTTTGAAGGTGGACTATTAAGGTTTCCAGATCAGAATATTGAGATTCAGCCAAAGGTTGGAATGCTTGCAGTGTTTGACGGCGGATTTAACAACATGCATGAAGTCTCGCTTATTACAAGCGGAGTGAGATATACTATTGGATCATTCTGGGATGACAGAGAAGAGTCAGACTATCCGCAAGAACTAAGAGATGCTTGGGCTGCAGAAATGAAAGAGACTAGAGCCAAGCAAGAAATCGAAAGAGCCGAATGGCAAGAACTTTTAAAAGAAGGTTGGAAGTTAGATGCTAATGGAAATAAGTATAAGGTGGAGGACCTATAAATGGAAGTCTTTTTAAAAAAAGAGTTTGATGATGCAGGATATAACACCGAAGTATTTCACGATGGCGTTTTATTTATTAACGACTTTTTAAAAGACAATGAGTTAGATACGTTGCTAGACATAATCAAGATAACGCCCAATGAAGACTGGTCAATCGAGTATACAAAGAATCTTGCTAGATTTTGTATGGAAAAGTTTGGACGAGATGATGTTGACAACCTAGTTGCTGAAGGTAAGTTTGAAATAACTCAAGGTTGGGAAGATAAAAACCTAGACATCACAGATAAAGAGATTAGCAGAACTCTTCAGTTAAGACTTGGAAAACTTCTAACCTTAGCAGATCCATCTCTAGAACTTGCTGGATTTGGAACACTCCAGAGAATGCAGGCTGGAGTTGAGTTAAAGTCTCACACAGACCAACACACAGACCCATCGATTAAATATGCTGCTATACTGTATATCAACGATGACTATAAGGATGGAACTCTATTCTTTAAGAATAAAGAAAATTCAGACTTAAGGCCAAAGCCAGGAACATTACTTCTTTTCCCAGGAAATGAAGAATATGAACACGGAGTTCGTTTTGTAACAGAAGGACCAATTCGTTATGTTACAGTAGGCTTTATAAAAATTACAGGTTTTTATGAAGAGAATAAATTTTAAGGAGATATAAAATGGACAGAGAAATACTTGAAGAAAAGGTTTACTACTACACAAATGTAATTGAAGACCCAAAGAAACTTGTTGAGGCAATTGAAAATGACAACAAGGATGAATGGGGAGAGTGGATGGCATGTAGCGGACAGCACTATGTCTACGGAACAGATAAGACTATTGCTCTCACTCCAGATGCCGATGAACAAAATAAGTATATCTATAATACTTTGCAAAAAGCATTTGATGATGTAGCAAGAGACTACGCAGCAGCCCACGGTATAACTGAAGAGCCAAAACTATTTCCTCAATACCCAATCAAGAAGTATCAAGCAGGAACATTTATGGGTGCACACTTTGATCAGCAAGAAGGAGACGAAAGACTTAAGGTTTCTTTTGTAATGTATCTTAATGATAATTATGAGGGTGGAGAAATCTCTTTTACAATTAGAGATCCAAAGGGTCCTATCCAGGGTCCAACTCCAGATTCAGATTTTGCAAATGCAGATAAAAATGCTTATGATTTTTTTGTTAAGCCAAAAGCAGGAAGTATTATTGTATTTCCTCCATCACCACCTTATCACCACACAGCACACTTAGTCAAGAGTGGTGAAAAGATTATGGTTCCGCAACACTGGATTCACTAATTCTATTACTGAATTAGTTTTTACATAACTCTAAACAATACATTTAGGTAGAGTTTTACTTTTTAGAAAACTCTGCTATACTTAAGACTATTCCGTTTTTGAAAGGACGATACACATGTCAGATTTTTTTAGTTTTAAACTTCCAGAGGACTTCGTAGAAAAGTACAAAAGCCAAGAAAGCCCATTCGGGTTTAAAGATGCAGCAGAAAATTCACTTGGAGAAATTACTTTTATTCGTACTTACTCTCGTATGAAGGAAGATGGAACTAAGGAAAGATGGCACGAGGTTTGTCGTCGTGTAATCGAGGGAATGTACTCAGTTCAAAAGAATCATGCTAAAGAAAACCGTTTGCCATGGAATGACTATAAGGCTCAGAAGTCAGCACAAGAAGCATTCCAAAGAATGTTTGAATTAAAGTGGACACCACCAGGTCGTGGTATGTGGGCATTTGGAACTCCTATGACTATGGAGAAGAAGAACTCAGCAGCACTACAGAACTGTGCCATGGTCTCCACAAAGGACCTTGATAAGAATGATCCAGGAGCCCTATTTGCCTGGGTTATGGATGCATTGATGCTTGGCATTGGTGTAGGGTTTGATACAGTGGGACAGGATAAGAATTTTTCAATCTATGCCCCAACAGAACCAGAACAGGTGTTCGAAATTCCAGACACTCGTGAAGGTTGGGTAGAGTCAGTCAGACTTCTAATCAACTCATATTTGAGAGCAAACCAGAGCATTCAGAAGTTTAACTATGATTTGATCAGACCTCTTGGAGCCCCTATCAAGGGCTTTGGAGGCGTTGCATCAGGACCTGCACCTCTTATCAAGTTGCACGACCAGATAGACCGTGTAATCGGCTCCAGAGGCGGAGAAACACTAGA